TGTCGACCCCGGGACCGGGGAAGAGCGCCGGGTCTTCGTGTCGTCAGGTGGGATGGGCGACGGGGCCCCTCCTAAGCCCAAGCCACAGCCACAGCCGGCGGGCGGTGGATTCATGGGCACGTTGAACGACTTCAACCCCGCGAAGCAGATCACTGCTTTGGGGACTGGTGTTTCCACGTTCATGCAAACCGGGGACTTAAACAAAAGCATTGCCGCAGCGGCAGAAGAAGCGGCACCAACAACAGATCTGGGCCAATCGGTCAACCGGACCCTGGTGGCGGGTGGCCAGAAAGCAGCAGACGCAGCCCGATACGAGGTTGATCGAGCACGGTTGGCCCGGGAGCAAATAGCTGCAGGCACGTCGCCCATGGACGTCAAGCTGCCATCCACCGGACCTGGTGCCCCCAGTGCTCAACGGGTGCGGTTGCCCGAGTGGGCCAACTACGACGACATGCGCGTCGAGCCATTGAACCCAGTTGAGGACATCGCTTCCAGCATCCTTAGCTTTGTTCCGTACTTTGCTGTTGCTCGTCAAGCCACTGCCCCAGCACAGGCCCTGGTCCGTGGATTGCCTGGGGTGTCCCAGCTGGCCACTGGCTTTGAATCCACAACCGCTGGCCTCAAGGCAGCCGGTGGCGTCAAGAAGGTCGCTGGCATCTTTTTTGAGGAGGCAGTGTCTGGCGCTATTCCAGGTGCCATTGCTACTTACTACGGCCAAAAGCCTACTGACAGCACTTTGAGCGACGCATGGTTGGCGCCATTGGTCAAGGGCACACCGTTTGAAAGCATTGTGGCCAAAGGCCTGCTGACTGATCCCAACGACACGGTCGAGCAAGCTCGCATCAAGCAATCCATTAACGACCTGATCTGGTCGGTGCCCCTGGGTGGTGGCTTGGGCACCGGCTTCCGTGGCATTGGTGCCATGACAGGTGCCACCAAGCGGGCACTTGCTGACGTTATCCAAGGCACGATCAAGGTCGGCCAAGCCGATCAAGCCGTAAAGGATGCGGTCACAGCACCAGCCGCGGCCACTGCTGACCCAAGTGTCCCAAGTGCGGGAACTCCAGCTCCCGTTGCTGCACCAGCAGCACGGGTGGTGTCTGGCAAGCCAGCCTTTTCGTCCGAGACGTACCAGAGCCTGCGTCGTCAGCCTTTATGGGAAAAGACCGGCGTTGAGACCCAGGGGCGCTTAGACCCCTTGGACTCAGAGGTGTTAGATCCTGATGTCCAGCGCACCGTTCCGGCCCCTGCAGCACCAGCGACGCCAGAAGACGCTGCTGTGGCCCTGCAACAAGCTCAAGCCGAGCTAGTGACCGCAACACAACGACTGCAGTCTGAAGCCGCTAAGGAAGTGGTGACTGCGCCTGAGGTTGCAGCAGTGCCCCAAGGTCAGCTGCCCGGCATGAATAGGCCGGCCTACGAACAAGTTGCAACTATCTCGACTGGTGACGTTGTTGTTGCACCCAAAGTTTTTCAGTACAAGGCAGAGGGCCAGACGGCTACCGGCCGCAGTGGATCCTTGGCTGAAGAGAATGTTTACGACCCCCGGTACGGCGGTGTCATCAGCGTCTGGCGGGACGCCCAGGGTGAACTAGGAGCACCTGGCCAGACCTATGTAGTCAATGGTCACAACCGTCTGGAGCTAGCCAATCGCTCCGGGTTTCCCGTTATCAACGTCCAGTACATCGACGCACCGACAGCAGCAGATGCCCGAATGACCGGGGCGCTGCAAAACATCAAGGACGACAAGGGCACAGCTATTGATGCCGCCAAGATTTTCCGGGACACCGGCATGTCCACTGAGGACTTGCGTCTTCAAAACGTCAACCTGAGCGGGAAGCTGGCATCTGAAGGGGTGTCCCTCAGTCGCTTGCCTCAATGGTTGTTTGACAAAACTGCCATTGGCGACCTGCCTACTGCTAAGGCTGTGGCCTTGGGTTCTGTTGCAGGAATTGACGACGCAATTATCAGCGACGTTGCCAAGCAAGCAGTTGCTGGCAAGTGGTCGGCTGAGAAAATTGTCCAGGCCATGCAAGAGGCCAAGTTTGCCAGCGCTGCCACCGCGCCAGTGGAAGGCACGTTGCCTGGGTTCGAGGAGATGTTCAAGACGACCAACGTTGTGGCCTTGATTGACATCAGGACTGCGACGTTTAAGCAACTTTCAGTGGAGATGCGGGCCTTAGCTGCTGCATCTCAAACCAAGAACACTGCATACCTAGAGGCGGCAGGCAACGCTATTGATGTCGAAGGCAGTCAAGCAGCGCGTCGTACTGCCGCTGAAGCTGTGGCTGTGTTTAACAGGGTCACCGCGTACGAAGGACCGGTCCGCGACATTCTCAATGAACTGGCAGCCCAGTTGCCGGAAGGGGCAGGTCGCCCTAAGGCCGCGGCCAACCTTGTGCAGTTCAACCTGCAGCGCTTACGAGACGCTATCTCCGAGGAAATGAATGGGCCACGGCTGCTGCAAGACCAAGCCGTTGCTCAGCAAATCCAAGCGCCTGCGGCTGCTGCTGATGCCCCTGCTAGTTACGTCGACCCCTTGGAAGCTGAGAACCTGGCTGACGCCCGTGGGTTCCTGGGACTGCCTGCCACCGCCAACGTGGCCCAGGTTGCACGAGTGGCCAAGCAGGAGGGCTACGACGGCATCGTGTTTACCGGGGACTTTGGTCTGCCCGGTGGCAGAAAAGAGATTGACCTGCGCGTATTGCCAGAAATCAAAGCCCCCGAAAACGCTGGCAACCCGGTGCCGATCCAGGCAAAGCCGGTCGACGTGGCACCTGTTGTTGACAACGAAACCATTTCCACAGCCCTAGAACGTCAAAGCTTGGCTGAAGAAGCTGGTGACACCAAGACAGCTGCTGAGCTTGGTGCCTGGCTTGGCCGTCGTCGCATAGCTGTCCAGCCCATGGGCGACGCTGCTGCTGCTGCTATTGAGCCCCCGACTCTGACCTTGCCCCGTGAGTTGGCAGGTCTCAAGCCCCGCTACAGCTACGGCCAGAAGCGGTTTGAGTTGGCCTTCAACACCGACTTGGACCGTGTCGCCTACACCCTGGCTGGTGACGCCACCGGCAAGAAGTCCAAGTCCCATCAAAAGTACCGGGATTGGCTGGAGTCCAATGGCCTGGATCCTGCAGAGATTGCTGAGTACGGCGCTCGCGTCGTCAAGCCCAGCATTAAAGAGATGGCAGCCACTGCGGAGCCAGGCACACTGCAAGTCCGCGACCAGGGCTTTGGTGGAGCTGACTTCTCGGCAGAGCTGCCCAACCTGGAAGGCTGGCGCAACGTCGAGACCGGCGTCGGTGGCACCGTTGGAGAGGGGTACACAGGCGTCAGCCGCATTACCGAGCGGGAAGCCAATGAGCTGGCTCGGGTTGCTTTCCAAGTCTCTGGGGTCACCGATTTCCGGCTGGTCGACCGGATTCCCGTTGTGTACCGCGAGATGCAGGCCCGGGCGTACGGCGACATGAGCCTTGTTGGCCAACAAGCAGAGGTTGCTGGCCGGTATGCGCCCAACGGTTTGCCCGGCGAACGGTTCAACAAGCTGGCGGCCTACGACATGATTCAAGTGGCCATGTCGTCCTACGGCAATACGGTGTCGTTCACCAAGGCGCTGAGCGTCACGTACCACGAATCATTTCACCGGCTTCAGCAGTGGTTCTTGACGGACGCAGAACAAGGAGTTTTGGCCCGCAGCGAGAAAGCTATCCGGGAACTGGCGGCCCTGAACGCCGAAAGCTTTGGCAACACCAGAAACGCTGCCAGGTTCCGTGACGGCACCATCAACCTGAAAGAAGCCACCGCCGAAGCGTTTGCTGGGTTTGCCCGGGGGCTTCAGCTTCCCGAAAAAGTCGGCGGCATATTCACCAAGATCAAGGAGTTGGTTGATCAAACAATCAACTGGCTGACCACTGGCGGCAAGTACAAGACCTGGGACGACGTGTTTGAAAAGGCTCAATTAGGTGGAATTAAAGATCGTGGCCCCGTTGGTGGTGTTGGCGACGGTGTCCAGTTCGCTGCTGATCCCCCGGACCCCGCTGAGTTCGCACGGCGCATTGACCAGAACATGCAGGCCCTGGAGTCCGGGGACCTGACACCCGAGGAGATTGCCCAGATGGGTGCCAGTGACGTGCGTCGTCTCACCAGCAGGTCTGGTCAGACCCAGTACGTACCGGAGCCCCCTGACGTCCTGATTGCCAGCAACAAGGCCCTGGGCGAGATGTTGACCAGCAGGGCCCAGCAGACCGGCATTGGCAGCTACAGCCAGCCAGCGATTGTCAAGGCCGCCATGGACCAACTAGACGCTGATGGGTGGGCTGTTGAGTCAACGGTGACCCGGCTTGAAGCTGCCCGCCGTGGTGACCCCAGGTCCCAGCAGGACTTGATTGCCCTGGCTGCCAACCTGATCCACCGCGACAGCATTGCCGCCCAGAACGGCATGACTGCAATTGAATGGCAGTCGACCATTGAGGAGGCTGATCGCGCTGTGTCGATGCAACGGCTGTGGTCTGGCCTGGAGGACCAGCATCGTCTCGACACCGCCCTGATGACCGCCAGCCGCAAGGACGGCCAACGGTTAAGTGTGATGCAGATCAAGTACGACTTTGACCCGACACATAAGCAGGTGCCATCCGGGACTCCCATGTACCACGGCACCACTGAAGCCGCGGCCCAAGGCATTATTGAAGGTGGCTTTAAGGACACTGACCTCCGCAGCAACCTGCTAGGCACGGGTACTTATTTCACTGAATCGCCTCAGGGCGCGGTGGTGTACGGAGACGTCGCTGCTGCTGGTGACTTGCCTAGTGATGTGCGGATCCTGGACCTGGTGTCGATGGACAAGCGCATTGCCGACCTAGTGCAAGAACTCGGCCTTGGGCCTCTTGAGCAAGTGGGTGACAACCTGTCGCTGACCGATGGCCAAAGGGCTGCTGTTCGGGAATGGGCTGCTGGCCAGGGCTACTCCGGTATCCGGTTCAATCCAGACTTTGAGCTGGGCGGCAGTGCTCCAGAAACCGTCATCTTTGACGCCAACGTTGCCAACCGCATTGTTGGGTCTAAGGCAGCAGTAGAGCCTGAGATCCCGGTGAGTTCTGAGTCCATGGGCACCGACATCGACGGCGAGATTGCCAATCCGATGAACACGATCCTGGGCAAGATTGACCCTGACATCCGAGCCGACATTGAGCAAGGGGTTATGAGCCCTGAAGCCACCGAAATGACACAGATCGCTGCTCAGGTCGCCATCTCCAGCCGCGGCAATCCTGGGATGCGGTCCAAACTCAACAGCATTATTAACAAGATTGACAAAGGCCGGTTAAACCAGGAAATGTTTGTGCAGGCGTACCGAGCCGCGCTGTTGTGGTCGCCCAAGACCTGGACCAAGATGCTCGTTGGCTCTGCGTACAGGGCTGTCACGATGCCCATCAACCAGGCCATCGCTGAGACCGGAACAGCTGGCATCGCTGCCCTTAAGGGCGACAACAAAGCTGCGTACCGGGCCATGCGCCAGGCCAGTTTGAACATGGGCATGTACGGCAAGTACGTGTCCAACTGGTCCAACGCTTATCGCTTGGTCGGGGAGTCATTTAGCGCCGGTGAAAGCTTTGGCAACCTGGGCGCTTCGTCAATGGACATCGTGCAACGGAACGATGTAAATCTCCAGGCGTCGTTGTTTGGAGAAACCACGGACCCAGCCAACACCCTGGAAAACCCGTGGTGGATTGATCCCGAAAACATGAACATCCCGGCTTTGTTTGCCCACAAAGCCTGGAAAGCCCTCAGCGTTTCTGGTCGGATCTCTGGTTCCATAGACACGTTCTTCTCGTCCCTCATTGGCCCCAGTGCCGAATGGAGCCGGGTCATGGGCTTGGAGCTAGAAAAAGCCGAGGGCCGTGGCCTGACTGGTAAAGCAGCCTTTGCCGAGGCCGGCAAGATCACCGACGCCCGGATTGAAAACCAATGGGTCAATGTAATCCTTAACGACCGAATGGTCGAAGGCGGTGCGTTTACCGGGATCCATGCCAAGGCAGCAATGGACTGGATCAACTTCACGGATTCCCTAGACGTTCAATTCCAACCTCGGAGCTACGAGTACGGCATTGCTAAGGCCAAGGAAGAAGGCATCACTGACACCGCTGAAATCAACAAGCGGGCCCTGGCCTGGATGCAGGAAGAGCCACCCGTCTGGGCACAGCGGGGCATGGGCGTTGGCCAAGCGGTCGGCTGGATGCCCAAGGCGTTCAAGGACGCCATCAACCACACGCCAGCGCTGGGTATCCTGAACCCATTCCCCACTAGCCCGGCCAACATCACCAAGGCAGCCATGCGGGCCACTGGTGCCGGCGCCCTGTTTGTTGACACCTTCTACCGAGATGTTTTCAGCGAAGACCGCAACACCCGGGCCCGGGCCATTGGGGAGATTGCCACCGCGTACATGACGCTTGTGGGCGGGGTCATGCTGGCCACCAGCGGCTTCGTTGAGTTCAGCGGGCCTGGGTCGTACAACGCACAGACCAGGGCCAAGATGCAGCGCCTTGGTTCCCAGGCGTACTCCATCCGGTTTAAGAACCCGGTCACTGGTGACACGACGCGGTGGTGGGACTTGCAAGCCCTGGACACTGTCAGCAATGTGTTCTCACTAATAGGCTTGCAGATGAGCCTGAACAACAGCTTGCCCAAGGAAGATCGAAAGATCTTGTCGTCCAACTTTGTTCTGGCCGTTGCTGAGACCGCCCGCCAGGTGGGCTTTGCCCAATTCACCAAGGACATGTACAAGTCCATGGGTGAAATCTTCAACCTGGTCTCTGAACTGCAGGACAAGAGCTTTGTGCCGACCGAGGGCCAGGTCGATCCGTTCTCTGGCTACGTCCAACGACGTCTTGCTGGGTTCATGCCGGCCATTTTCAACAACACTCGTAAAGGAACTGACTTGTATCAGCGGGCCATTGAAAAATCTGAGTTGCCACAACCTTTTGCCTTTGCCCATGAGCTGGCGCAACGGTATGCGGCTAAGGTCCCAGGCCTGTCGGACCAGTTGCCACCAATCCTGCACCCGTTGACCGGCGAACCAATCGCCATTGAGCAGGTTTGGGGCGTCAATTACTTGCCACAGGACCAGCCGTGGCTTAAAGGTGTCGTTAACGCCATGAGCCCCTTGGCCTTTGCTCCCACCAAGCAAGGCTCCAAGGATCCGGTTGACACCGAGCTGGGTCGGCTGTCTGGCCGCGGCACAGCGTTTCAGATCTGGAGCCCAAATGAGCTTGGTCTGCCAAACTTTCGCATGGACCAAACTCAGCTCAACAAGCTGGCTGTGATTACCAGCCAATTCATCCCGCCAGGTCGTGGATCAACGTTGCACCAGGGTTTGAGCGCCATGGTGGCCCCCGGTTCCAGCTACTGGCAGCTGCCGCCCCCGGAAGCTAGCAAGGCCACCCAAAGCGCCCGGGCTATCATGATCAACAAGGAGATTAACTACTACAAACCTTTTATCAAGGCTGAGTTCTTGGCATCAGAGCCAAAACTTGCAAGAATGATTGAAGAAAACAAGGCCAATCAAGCCCAAGCCAACTACGACGCCACCTACGGCATGCAGTCCTCCTGGTCTTTAACCCCCGCTAAGCGCTAATGGCTTATTCCTACAACGTCTACACAGGAAATGGGTCAACCACCCAGTTTGTCATTGGCTTTCCGTACATCCGCAAGGAGCACGTCAAGGTCTACGTCAATTTCGTAGACACTGCGTACACATACGTCAACAACACAACCGTCTTGCTGGCAACGGCCCCTGCCAATGCCGCTCGCGTCGAAGTGAGGCGAGTAACGCCAGCCAGCACTGTGCTGGTGGACTTTACGGATGGGTCAACCCTGGTTGCAGCAGACCTGGATACCAGTAATTTGCAGCATTTGTTCCTAGAACAAGAGCTGGATGACGGCTTGAAGCAAACGGTCAGCATTGACGCCGCAACTGGCTTGCCGTCAGCTGCTGGTCAACGCATTACCAATGTTGGGACGCCAACTCAATCGACCGACGCAGCAACCAAGGCGTACACGGACGCCCAGATTGACTCGGCCCTGATCAACGACGTCATCGCAGGCACTGGCCTGACCATTAGCGACAACACCCCCACTGCTGGTCAAATCACCGTTGGCATCACCAACAGCGGTGTTGGCGTGACCCAGATTGCGGACGGGGCAGTCACGTCGGCCAAGATTGCTGACGCCACGATCATCACTGGTGACCTGGCTGACGGTGCTGTGACAAGCGCCAAGATCGCCGACGGCACAATCGTTGCCGGTGACCTGGCCAGCGACTCGGTCACAACGGCCAAGATCCTCAACGCCAACGTCACCACAGCCAAGATTGCTGACCTGAACGTCACAACCGGCAAGATTGCTGACCTTGGCGTTACTACCGGCAAGATCGCTGACGCAGCTGTCACGGCCGCCAAGATCGCTGGTGGCTCTATTGACAGCACCAAGCTTGATGGGGCCACCGTCGTCACCAACAGCGAGCACTCTGGTTCCACCCCTAACGACACCAGCTTCTTCACGACGTCAGCGTCTGATGCCAGGT